CTTTTACTTTTTTCGCTAAATCACTATCAGCACCACCCCAAGTTCCTGAAGATTTAGTTACGAAACTGTTAACTCTAGCAAACGCCCACTGATGCTGACCTGCACCTGGCCTATGCCCACCTTTCCAAGCTGCCATACCTCTATCATATACTTGTTTAAGTATTGAGTACGGCATACCTGACTTATCTGCCTTTTTTTGTAAAGCTGTTATTACTTCTACTAAAGCTCTAGCTCCTTCATTTATTTTATTTTCTACTAATTTTAATTCATTATGGTTTGCTTCTACATTTTCACCACTGTCTAATTTAACAACGTAATAATTACCAACCTGTGGTTGTTTTAATTGTACGATTTGAGCTTTCTGTCCTTTATATAACACTTGTGTGTTAACATTAAAATGTGATTCTTTTATTGGCATTTTTTCGTCTTTTCTTTTGCCAAAAGTTTTATGAACTAGAGTATCTAATTTTTTATGAAACTCAGTTTCTTTTTCTTTACTTACTTCTTCTCTTTTAGTTTCTCTTTGTTTTTTCATTATATCAATTAATTCTTGTTCTTGTTTCTTAATTGATATATCTAATTTTTGTATTTGATCTGCTATAGCGTTTTCATCACCAGTGGCTTGGCCAGCCATAATAGCATTATATTTGTCTTTTAAATTTTGCTTTTTGTCTTTTGCTAATTTAAGATCGCCTTTTCTAGTGTCAATTTCTTTAAATTGTCCTTCATTTAATTCTACAAACTCTACTATATTGCCTGACTCGGTTACGTATCCTTCTGGCACACAATTAGGGACCATTCGGTCTCCTTTTTTCTTCATACCTACTTTTTTATAACCTGTCCAACAAGCTTCTTCTAATTCTGTTTCTTCATACTTTGTTGTTACTTTATAACCTTTTGATTTATAAAACTCCATAGCTCTAGTGTCATCTTTAGGAAATCTTACGTGAGCTGAACCATCTGTCATATCTATAGTTTTTATTTCAGCGGCTTTCTTATTATAATCTTGTGCAGGTTTAACTAGCTTTTTAACAATGTTATCTTTAAAAGATTCTTTTACAGATTGAATTGGTGATTGTTGAACTACTATTGATTTACTATTTTGTTTTAAAAAATCATCAATAGATTTTGCAATTTCATCATCATTATATCCTCTAAAATCTTTAGCTACTAACTTATCACCTATTTTAAATACAACGTGTTTTTTTCTGCTAGGTTTTTCTTGTAAATCAATTTTTTCTTCTGTTAAAGGCTCTTTAATCACATAACCTAGTTTTAAATGTTTTTCTAAATCTTTTCTATCTATTGTAATTTCTTTTTGGTCACCTTTAATAGAAATCATTTTATATTTGGTTACTTTAGACATATCTACTTCTTCTGTTGCTTTATGAACCACATCTTCACCATCTTTTTTAGATAGCATAACTGTTATACCAGCAGTACCTTTAAGATTTAATTTTTCAGCTGCTTTTTTTGCCGCTTCATACGAAGTGTTTGCTGTAACAGATACTTTACCTTTAGTGTGTACGGCAACATAATCATTTTCTTCGGCCATACCTTCTAAACCTGGTACTTTAACACTTGTTATTTTAACTGGTGCTTTTCTTACTCTTAATATTGAACCAGCTCCTGTTGAAGCAAATGGTATATTTTGTTTTTGTAATTTTTCTAAATCACCATCTTGTAGTTTAAACAATATATTTTTTAATTGTTGATATTGTGAAGTAGTAATTGTTTTACCTTTTAATGGATCGTATTCTTTTTTAAGTTGAGCAATTTGTGCATCTGTAAGTTCTTGTAATTCTACTTGTTCACCTAATACTTTTTTAACTAATGCTGGATTTAATTTTAATTCTTTTGCTATATCTTCTGATGATTTACCATCTTGTTGCATTTGGTAAATTTTTTCAAAAGTGTTTTCTTCTAATTCGTATGATTCATTTATTTTAGGATTATACATCATATAATCTGATACTGAATTAATATAGTCTTTTGCTTTTGTAATTTTAGACTGTACCCAAGCTTCTAAAGGATTTCCTTCATCCGATTTACCTTGCAGCATAGAAGCGAGTTGTGTTGCTTTATCAGCGATAGCTTCTAATTCACCACGAGCCATTGATATTTCGTGGTCTGCAGCTTCTTGTACTTTTTTATATGCTAAGTAAGATTCTTTTATAAAACTCATATTATTTTTTAGCGTAATCCTTAAAAGACATCATCTTGGTTTTTACTTCTTCAATCTTTGTTTGGTAATTATCGCCGTACCTTTCTCTATATTTATCTATTGTTTCACTTGAACTTGCCCAATCCTCTATATCTTGTGTAGTTACCTGTTTATTATTATCTTCAGGTTTACTTGGTTTATATGAAGAACCTTGATAATTGGGGTCATAATTAGGTTCTCCTGGTGTCATCTTAGAAGTATGTTGTGCCCAATCGTGGCCTGTATCATAAGCTTCTTTTTTTATATCTGTCATACGTGTCAATTCTTTCCTTAATTCACCAAACATTTTTTTATACTTTAAAGTATGAATACTTGGTTTTGTTTTGGCTTTTTCATCGCCAGGGGCCGATTTATAAGGCCCTTTTGTTGTATCTTGGCTTCTAAAATGAGCCGCTCTTTTTTCTTTATCTGATTTTGATAAATCTTTATAATATTTTTTAGGCTGTGTGCCTGGTTCTTTACTCACTGATTTGTCTTGTGGTAATCGGTCGGTATGGCCGGCCTTTTCTTGTATTTCAGATACAGCTGTAAAACCATAATCAACATCTAAATTGTATTCTCTTACAGCCACTTCTTTATCTGATGATATAGGTACACAATCCCAAATCCAAGATTTATGTAAATTATTATTTGTATCTTCTAATACAATGTAATTTGTTCCTCGTCTTACTACTTTTCCTTTTATATCTAATTTGGAGTTATGTGCTTGTTCTCCAATATTGAATATCATTTCTCTAATGTATAAGTCTCTTACTTGTTGTGCTTCAAAAGTTTCTAAACTAACAATTGGTTTTAAATCTGTTCCGCCATAAGCGTCCCAAGCTGATTCATCATTTTTGCCCCCAATAAATGTGGTTAATCCCATTCCTTCTCTAACGTTAAAAAATAATTCTTTCATTTGTTTGTCTGTTAGATTTCCTGGTATTCCTCTTTTGAAATTTTTAAAGTCTCCTCTTTTAGCATAATCTCTTAATTTACTAGCACTCATTCCAGTTACGCCTTCTTCATCTGGATCTCTTTCGCCGGCCGATACTACATCAATTTTTTTAAAGTTATAATAACCGTGTCTATTTTTTTCTCCATTATATTTCTTTAATATAGTATCAAATTCTCTTACTCTATCACTACCCACAACCATTGATATATTTGTATAACCCATTTTATATATTTTAGTTGCTAATTCTAATACCATATTTGTAGGCATTATTAATATATGACTAGCATAAGGTTTAAATATTGTTTGCATCCATTTTAATTTGTCTGATGGTGATAATGGATTTTTAACAGAGTCTTTTGATCTACTTAAAAATATTTTATATTCTGATCCTAAACTTGCAACCTTTTTTAATAGTTTTTCGTGTCCTATTGTTGGTGGATTAAATCTACCAAAAGTAAATGCAAATGATTTGTTTACTTCTTCTGTTTTTATAGATTGTAATTCAGCGTCTGTTACTTGTCCATCTTCTAATATATCTTTTAATTTTTTATAAAAAGTTAGATAATGATATTTCTCTAACATCTTATAGATAACGTTTTTAGGTAATTGATTTTTTCTACCGAATGTTTTTATTTCTTCTGGTGTCATATCAGTAGCAAAAGCATCAGCTCTGTCTTTTAATACTGTGTTACCAATATCTATTAAATGTTTTATACCATCTTCTATTTCTTCTAACTTCTCATTTATCAATTCTTGTAAATCTAATACATCATCTGGATTTAATTCTTTTAATTCATTGTAATCTATAATATCTCTTTTTAATTCGCCTTGTACTACATCAATCTCTCTTACTTTCTTTTCAAAATCAGCGGCATATCTTTTTGAATCAAATTTAAATTCTTTTGCTTTTCTTATAAATGTATTACTCTTAATGTCAAATACAGCATCGGCCATTTTATCGTTTGTTTCTTTTACGTTTGGATCTGTAATGATATAATAGTTAATTGGGTGTTTAGTTCCTGGTACTAATGTGCCATTAATGTTTCTTAAAGATTTTGCTAATTCTTTTCTTACTACATCTCTATCAGGTAGTGGTACATCAAATAAAACATTTATATCTAAATCAGCATCATCTCTATATGTTTTTGTAAGTATAGAACCTACTAAGCTATATTTTAATACAGGTCTTAATTCATTAAATTGTTTAATTTGATTTTGAATAATATCTAATACTGTTTGATTTAATTTTGGATTATCTGTTTCAGCATTATCAAATACACCTTTAGCGTAAGTACGTCTAGGTATATCTATTACTGCTTCTTTCATAAACATTTTAAACATCTGTTCTTCTCGCTATTCTTTCTTTTGCCATCCATCTTTTAGCAATATAACTTTTAATTGGTGTATTTAAATATCTTCTTACTATATTGTTTATTTTGTTCATAGTCATTGTAACCAATTCTTGATCTGATTTACTATTATCTACTACTATAAAATTTTCCATTCCAAAAAAGTTTTGAAATTTACCAATATTGTTTTGCACTCCTTGCCAAGATGTTCTTGTAACATATTCTGGCACTGTTCTTTCTCTTTTAGCATTTCTTTCTAATGCCACTTCTAAACTTGTATTTACAAATATCATATAACAATCATAACCTAATTGTTTTAATTGGCTTGCTTGATTGTGTATTACATTATAATCTCTACCTGTTGCATCTACTACTAAACCTAATCTACCTTTTACATAAAGAGAGGCCTGATTTTCTGCTTTAGCTTTTGCTTTTGTTCTTAACATATCTCTAAAATATTGTTCTTCATCAGGTAGTGTTAATGATAATCCAGCATCTCTTAAACTTTTTTCAAAGAATATATCTGAGTTTACAAACTTTAATCCTGTACCTGTAAAAACGTTTCGTGCAACAAATGACTTGCCTGAGCCTGGCCCACCGGCTAAAAAGAAAGCCTTAAATATACCTGGATCATATAAGCCTTCTGAAAGTATTTGTTCAAATGATTTCATTTTAGCTATCTACTTTTGCTCCTGATCTCCATTGGTAACAGCTCCAATATCTAGCACTGTCTTTAGGTCCTGGATTATCACAGTTATGTCTTGCTCTAAAAGATTTTCTTCTTTCAGGATCATCTCGTTTAATTTCCATATTAGGGTCACCAAAATTAACTTTAACAACATTACCTTTAGCATTCTTTACATATACAGAAAACTTTTTAGGCCCACCTGGTGTTCTAAATGGATTGTTTAGTGTTACTTTTTTACCTTGATATTCAGATTCTTCTTGTATTAAATCATCATATTTCATATTTTCACAAATCTGATCTATTTCTTCTTTTTTCTTTTCGTAGTCTTTAAATGTTTTCATATTACCCTTTTACCCAATCTTTGGCTATTTGAAAATTTGCTCTGCTAAACTCTAGCCTATCAACAAGTTTAACGGCACCCCTCACTCTATCAACGGCCACATATCCTTCTGGATTTGTAACTCTAAATCCATCTGACGTTCTTATAAAATGGCCTATTGATTGTATTTGATTTAACTTACGTATTAAAAAATTCTTTGCTCGTTGCAATGATATATGTGTAGCAATAGCAAAGTATATTGAAATTTTATTTTTGTCTATATAATCTAAACCACCATCTCTTATTTTTCTATATTTGTTTTTTGTTTCTTCTTTTGAAACAGCATCAACTTCTTGTTGCAACATATTAGCGTAATATGATCTAAACATTTCTATTAACTCTCTTACTTTGGCCATATCGCCTTGTGAGTTTTTTATATAATAATTGAAAAAAGTTTTAAGTTTAAAACCTACTGCTAAAGGATCTGTGCTATTAAAATCATTCAATATAGATTCTGACTTGTATAAAGAACCTTCAGCCATCGCTATGATGTTATCAAATTGTGCCATTTCTGATTTATTAAATGTTGCTGAACCTGAAGCATCTTTGTAAGTGGCGTCTGTTACAAACACTGATGAAAGTGTAGGAAATCCTCTTATTGAACCAAAACTAGCTTTTAGACTATTCATTTTGTTACCTGAATATAATGTATGAAATACAATACCTAATCGAGCACGTGATATTTTTTTACCTATTTCACTATTAACGGCAACGGCATATGTGATTGTGTTTGGTGTAAATGTATAATAATCTTGTTCGTCTATTGAAGTTGTTTTAACATCACCTTTTGTAAATAATAAATCGCCTTGTAATATGCCTGTAATACCTAATTTAGATAACTCTCTTAAACAAACAATAAGTTTACTGGCTAATGGGCCATCGTGATTTTTTAATATATCACCTGTTGAGTAATTGATTTTTGGATTTACGTTA